TAGACGGGATATATCTTCACCCGCAAGAGGAAATATTTGAGTGCTTATGTTTGTTGCAAGATCAACTTTGTGTAATTCGGGATAATACAAAGCACCTGCGCCACTTATCGATGGTACTAAAATACAAAAGGTTGCTGTACCTTCATCTTCATTATACCAAAATCCGCCATATCTTGTATTATCACCGGATAGTGATAAAATAGTATTTCCGTTTACACCCTGCATGATGTGATTTGTATCGTAATCATAATCTAGATGCTCGATTAATACATATCCATCTATCTCCATTATAAGCATATCTGCTATGATATCAATATTGAATATAGTATTACTTGATAGTGTACCATAAATTGTATTATTAACAATTGCATATTTTGCATATACCGCAGAAAGTGCTGTTGGTGCATCATATACTGATGTAGATGCAAGTCGCACCCATACAGAACCTTCAAGATTAAGCTTATCATACGAGCTTAAATCATCTAGTGTCTTATATATTGCAAAATGGTTACCGAAAATATCAGTCGTCCAATTATAAAGACGATCCGTCATTACCTGTAGTTGTGTTGTACGTGAAGCTATATTAAACTCACCACGCCATGTAAGCGGGTATGTAGTTTCCTCTGTCCATATATCCTTAAACTCACCAGTCCAAAAATCAAAACGGTCTGTTGTACGTGAAACACCTTGTGTATCGTTACCAATAGTTTCATATCGTGATTGATATGGAATAAATTTTTGTGCATCTGCACCATTAACAATAAAACCCTCTTGATATAAATTGGTATTACGTGCTTTTACCCAACCCAAATTCTTTTCATGGATTACGATTGATGTTTGATCTCTTAGTGTTAAACTACGACCATGATTGATATATAATGGATCTGGTATTGTATATACCACACCTGAAACCATTGAACTTAAATCATAAGAATATTGTGTAGTTGCTGCAAGATATGTTGATACACCCAATGATCTAAATGTAAAATATCCACCAAGATCTGCTTGTGATTTTATTCCAACTAGATTTGGTATTGACGCAACAGTTGCATAATATCTATTGCTTATGTGTGCATATGGTGAGATTGGGTCAATAACTGTTTGTGTATCGATGTGACCGTTTCCATCTGCACTAACTGATATATGTGTTAAACCAAGATATTTGGTTTGTATATCTGTCGCTGATGTATCATAATTACGAGTATCATTTAATGCAGATACCAGGGATGATGTTAATAGAGAATTAACAAAAGAATAATCATCCGCAGCAGTATATGCAGATACGGGTATTGTTGTATCACTATCAAAATAGTTTCCGGTATCATATAATTCTTCAACCTCGATACCAAGATAACTATTAACAGCAGAAAGTTGTGGTAAGCTGTTATAAAAATCTACATCATAAACTCTTGTGATTGTATTTTTCTTTGTGAATGCTGTAAGTACATGCTGGTATAATATTTTCTCTATAGCTTGTTTAGTACCAGCCATACTATATTTGAGCTTTGTAGCCTTAACAGTTTCACGCTTTTCTGCCAAATATACAGCAATCTGTTTTAATTGCTTTGCAAAAAACGGTATAGCAATTGCTAATTCGACATCGTTATTGTAATCAATATTATTTAAAAAATTAGCTTCTGCTGTTGAGCTAAAATTTAAAGGTAGCTGTTTAAGCAGTGTGATATAATCCTGCTTAATGATATAAGATGTTGGTACAACCTTAACTGCATTACGTTTATTATACCAATTTCGAACATATTCGTTATATGCAGAAAACAATTGTTCTGGTCTAATAATTCCGGCACGCTTACGCCACTCCAAATAATTATATGGCTCGTTTGTATCACCAGCATCAATATTACCCAATGTTACATTAAGTTTGGCAATATCCTGATCCCTTGAAAAATTGTTTGTACCAGAAGGCATACTATTTACTTATTAGCTCAAGCCCGCGTCGTAATTGATAATCTAGCAATGTATCCATGATTCCTGCGTCTTGTTGCCATTCAGATATAGATGAAACACCTTCTATCAAGGTTGTCTGTGGATTTTCCCAATCGATGATACCCTCTTCTTGTGTTAAGGTATATTTTGGCACATACTCATAAAAAATATAATATACATCTAGTGGTGTCTTAAAATTAAATTCACTAAGATATTCAATAGGATAAACATTGTAGCCACTTAACGAAACTACATTGAAAAGCTCATACGAATCTGTATGTTTTTCACGAATTACAATATTAGTACCAGCAGACAAATAATATGTTGATGTATCTATTTTACCACCCAAATTAGATGCTGAACTTAATGATGTTGTTTCAACAAAATTTCTGTTATTTAATTCACGCGATCCTTTTAATCTTGAATATGATATAGATACAATATTTATCAACCGTTTTAAATTTGCAGGATAATCAAAATTATAATCTTCAATGGGGATATTTAATTGTTGACACAACGAATATAATTTATCTATGTTGCATGCATCAATATCAGAATGATTTGCGGTAAAGTTTGCGGTCCTTTCATATATACTCTTACCTAAATCTTCTGGTGCAGAATCGGCATTACCAACAATCTGTCCAATAAAATCGTCAAATAAAACAGTATTACGTGATATTGTTTCTTGAAGAGCATATGATTTTATAGTCTCAGCCATATCAAAATCTTCGTTAAATTTTCTCAACCCAAACGAATCATCATATGACATAACATTAAACGGTGCGCTTATACCGTTTAGTAACAACGAACCGAAATTTGTATCAAGAGATACAGTCGCTTGTAATTGAACATTATCAGCAACAGTTAATACCTGAAAAAACCCTGTATAATATCCGCCAACATCAAAATTGTCCGAATCATATCGCTGAAATACTGCTCTTGAATCTTCAAATATTACATCACCAGAAGCAACATTTGTTAACCCTCGTGTTATCAAACGAAGATTACCATTAGAATTTGAAACAGGATAATTAAAAAGAATATATCCATCAAAATCACAAATAGTAATAACATATGGTGTTAATGCCTTGATCCATTTAGTACCATCAAGCGTAAAGCTTGGAATACCATTTGATGTAATGACAAGTTTATTAGGAAGCGAATCATATGTTACACAATTATAAACAGCATCAACCATACTATTACTATATGATGGTATTTTATTATATGCATCATCTTCTGTATTACTATATTGTTGAGTATCCATGGTTGCATGCAACTCCACAGTACCAGGCATATCATCGATATAATAAAAATCAGTATATCCTGATACACCAACAACGGTTGTCGAAGCTAGTGTCGAATCATATGGTATAGCAGATATAGACACAGCGCCTGTCATGACAATAGAATTGACACTTGAAACCGCTGGTGTCAAAACATCCAATTCATTATTATATATATCTACAAATCTCCATCTTGGTCGAAGATGCGACCATTTCGGTGCTACACTTATAGATGGTTGCGATAGTGAATTTTTTGAATATAATTGTATTTGTGGTATAGTATTTTGACTAGAATAAAACTCTATACGAAACGGTGTTGATTGTTTTCTACCTTGATATGCTGGTACTGGTGTAAACGCAAATGAAATACTATCAAGTATCTTATTTGTCACTGTTACCGGCATAGTGAACAACACATATTCTTGTGAAGCTGGTAGAGCACTAAGCGATAAACTTTCTTGCTGTATATAACTACGCCATTCCTCGATCGTGTTAAACACAATCATGGTTACAGTGTATTCACCAGGCTTATTATATGTATGATTTACTGTAGTTTCTGTAGAAGCTGTATATGTACCATCACCAAAAAGCCATACAACATTAAAATCAATTAGTGCGTCAGCTACTATTGTGGTGAAGGTAACATTTGTAACATCAGTATAAACATTAACATTAGGGGTTACAGTGAACCCTGAAATGAGAGGTGTAATAGTAAGAGCCATTTTTAATATTCAACAGTTTGTTGTTTCTTCGCTGATGTATTGATAACTACGCGATTCATAATATCGTCGATATCATATAGGAAAAGAAACTTAAAGCTATCCAATAAAACGTTTTGTGTATAGATATTGATATCACTAGTTGGATAGTTTGGATTCCACAATACTAATGAAATGCCTTCAGTATTGGTTGAGGTGTCTGTTCTTGAAGTAAACACAGATTTGATACCCTGAATCGAAAGTAATTGATTATTTAAACTTGAAACATCTACTGTCTGCCCCAATAATACGTTTTTTGGATTAAAATAATTTTCGAATATAGTACGAATACTATCCAAAATATATACCTCATCAATCTTTGCATTAGAATTAAGATTAATAACCAATTTAGTATTAGAAACATCTGTTAACGAAATTGTTGTGTTTGGATTTGCGACAGCTATACTTGCAGCAATATAAACAGGATCCATTACAACAACCTCTGAAAGTATGGTTTTCTGATTACGAATACTATTAGTGATTAGTTGTTTCTGTGATGGGGTCAAAAAATTTAATGCACGTTGGCTATATGTTACTTCTGAACGTGGTACCGCATATATATAAATGTTGTTGAAGTTGCAAGCATCTGCAAAATTAATTTGATTGAAAAACACACGAGCATCAGAGTTTGGATGTTGTAGACCAATATCATATAGATATTTGATATGGCCCGATAAGTATTCCCAATTATTAAATACCTTTGCATCAACTATAATATTGGCAAAATTGGTTTTAACAAAACTTTCATAATCACCTGGTGTAACTAAACGATATTGCGAACGGAATAATGCCGGAGCATTAGCTCTAATACTATCAATATCCTCTGGTGTACTAAATTTAGATGAAGCATTGGTATTAGCAAACGAAAGGTTACTAAGATTATCTTGTGTAATAATCTGTGTACCAATACTCAATAAGTCTGGTAATACTTCATTAAATTGTACAGTCTGATATAATGTTGCCTTCTTACCAGCAAGTACACCCGCATCTGTTGTGCTAACACCAATCTCACCATCTGCACCTTTTGATTCTAGATAATATATAGCAACACTATCACCAATATTTAAACGTTTACCATTAATATCATTACCAAATTTAATTTCATATCGCTTCCGCTCATTCAATCGAAGCTCAAACCTAGTAGCTGTACCTGTTTCTAAAAATAGTGAAGGTGTTTGTTCCCATTGAACCCATTTATTAGTATTAATATCTTTTACATATACATGGATATTAAAATGGTCTATTATAATATCATTACCTGGTGTTAGATATAATACTTCATTATCCTCACCAATAGCAGTCTGTAAAGGATATTCAATAAACTTACCTTGATATAATATGTTCTGTTCACTGATACCATCTAATACTTCTGTTGCAGTTGTTGTTTTGGTAAATGTTATATCCTCATTAAACGAATATGTGACACTATTGATTCTAAAATAAGAATATCTTGGAATTGTATATGTTGGTCCATTAGTTAAGGGAGCAGCAGTTACGGTGAAAGTTAAAGTAGCTGTTTGATTGCCAACAGGTTTATAATCCAAAACCTTAACAATACGACTCATGTTCTCATAAATTTGAGATTCTGAGAACATAGATTCGGTAGAACCTTTATTAAGATAAAACATTAATGTATGGAATGTATATGCTACAATATCCATTACGGCATTAAGATTACTACCCTCATAATTTTGATCACTGAACTGACCACCAGCGTCCAGCCGATCTTTAATGAGTTGTTTTAGACTGGTTGCTTCAAACGCGATATAATCGGTTTGTTTAATTTCAAGATCGTTGTTACTTGTTGCCATTTTTATGATACTGTGTAGCCTCCGTTATTTAACGTTCCTACAATGTTAATCTGTTTTATATTTAAACTTGGAATGCTGATAATCAAAGTGATAACATAGGAGTTATCATCAGGTTGTCCCTCAACATATATCTTTTCTACGCGAACTCTAGGTTCAAATGTCTGTATACCTGTTATAATCGCATTACCAATCGCTGTGCCGACTGCTTCAGAAATAGGCTCGAATAAAAAGTTCATCAAACTTAGACCAAATACAGGATTAAGAATTTTCTGTCCTGGTGTAGTATTAAATATATTGGTTAGTGAATTTTTAATTGCTGCTAAATCATAATCTGCTTTAATATCACGAAGCACTGTATCACTGGTAGACTTATCTTCTACAAGGTCTAGGTGTAAATCACTATAAGTACGGCTTACCTTTGTGCTTACTACAGTCTTTTTGAAATTATCCAGTTTGACAGGCATTCATATTTACTTATCACCGCAGTAAAGAAAACCAAACATACAAGTGTAGAATCTAGTCGCATCATCTGTAAATAATATAAACGATAACGTTATGGTCAACTACACTTCTAAGTTTTCACAGTTGCACGAAAGTGCATTTTCACGCTATACACAAGGCGGTGGGTTCCTTGCCGGTGACGTAGTAAAGTTCAAGAAAAACACTCCCCAGACAGAGTGGTTTCGCGGTAAAGCAAAAGCAACACAAGATTTAATCTTGGGTATGATGCAGACACCCGGAAATCTTCGCATTGGTATCCTAAAGGGTGAGTATCCTATGGGTAATGGTACACAATACTCAACAACAGATCAAGAGTCTGTAAAGGCTGACATATATGTAGAGCTTGCACCAGGAAATTGGGCCTACCCAATGACTGTACCACTTACTACACTTGAACGTGTTGAACGTGGTAATGATATTGGTGGACCAGTTCCTGATAGTGTTAAAGATAAAGACCGTGTTACAATTAAAGGCGAATCAAAAGCAAAAGATACAGGTCTTCGCAGTAAAGAGACAAAGGTTGATGATGTAAATCGTCAAACTGCTACAACCAATAAAGCTCTTCCTGGTGGTAAGAAATGGGATGATTCAAAACCAGGCGGCGGGAATGCAAAGCAGAGTATGCCAAAATCGATGATGAAAGAGAGCACCACACTAGAAGGTGTTTTTGATCAGATGCTTACAGAAGGAACGGGGAATGATCCATACGAGCAATGCGATTTTAAACACGAGGGTGGTGGTGCAACAGTAACCTTCCAAGATACCATATATAGTTCTGTTGTAGATGATGAGATTCCTGTAACTGTTACAGGTAAATTTACATTAGTTGATGGTGAATGGGTATTGGGTGGCGTATCAGCAACAGATGAAAGAGGTAAGGGTATTAAGGTTGACCCAAAAGATGTTGACTATCTAACAGGACGCGCAACAGACTTTGTCACCAAACATACAAGCAAGACAGAAGTAGAAGAAGCATCTGGTGATGATAGTGTTGATGTAGGTGGTCATACGGTTACTCGTATTAAGAAAAATACAGGCGGATCTGATCCAGCAATAAAGGTTACATTCAAATTTGATAATGGATATGAAATTGTTGAATTTTTTGGTG